TCATCTTTCTAGATGCATCACCAAGACTATATCCATTGTATAATCCAAACTCATCAGCACCAAAGATACCTCTGTTGCCATCTTTTTGTGCTAACTCTCTTACATCAATATCAAAATTTTCTACAACATAATCACCTGACTCATCAAATGTTCTACGAGCAAGTGTTTGTTCTAATACACTAAAGTCTGTAGTAGATACTTTACTTTGTACAAGTCCTCTTGATACAGTAAGAAGTTGTATAAAATTCTTATCAGTAATTGCACCAAGTGCAAATTCTTTTAGTGATAGAGATATTTTTAATCTATTTGCACCAGGTGCAGTATAGTTTGCAGATCCTATTGCATTATCATATAGAGATGCATCCTCTTCTGGAGTTACAATCTCTTCTTTGATGATAAAACCAATCTTTGCAGATGGTTTATTGTAATACTCATCAATAACTAAAAGTTCTTCATCATTTCTTACAAAATATCCATTAACAAAATAGATACCTTCCTCTACCTTGACAGCAGAACCAAATCCCATTGCAGGACTTTCTAATGATGTTACCTCTCCAGTATCAGGATTAGTAACAGAAATACTAGTAGGAAGTACACTTCCATCAGTTCCAACTACAAGTAAAGGAGTATTGACGCCATCAACTACCTCTAGAGTCTCACCTTGTCTAAATGTAGTCTCAGTGTTAGACGAACCACTGTTGATATAGTTAACAAATAGTGTATCTGCAGATGTTTCTGTTGCTAACTTAGTTGCGAGAATAGTACCTTTAACACCAGAAGTTAATCCCTGTAGTTGTTGCCCAATCAACTGAGAGATGTCATACTTTTTATATACAATATCATTTCCTTCTGATACTGCAACCTCAGATACTGAGGATAATTTTACATAATCTAATTTTGTATTTAATCCTACCTCACCAGGTATTACCAATTCTCCTTGCTTGAAAGCATACTTACCAAAACTTTCAATCTGATTCTGAAGAATAGATTGTACCTGTGTTAATTCTCTACCCTGTATAGAAAATCCTGGACGAAAAAGAATCTTATAAAAATTCTTATTCGCATCAAAATCCTCGTAGTATGGGCTTACATTAAGATTCGTCTTTTGAGGCATTGTATTCCCGCCAATATAACTAGTATTCTCGTCATATTATTTAGCGAAGTTTTTTAATGCTTAGAACTCAATAACTAGTTTAATATCTTCTATCTGGTCAGGTGCACGAGTAATTAGTCTTCTATTTTCTACATAAATTACATCACCTGAGTTATTTTCAACTTCTGGAGCAGCAAGACCGCTAGAGAATGTTACTCCTAATAAAGCACTACCATAACTTGTATCTACGTTACCAGATGCAGTTGACTCTTCACCAGTAATTGCATTAGAACCATTTGATTCAAATGCTCTAACAACACCTTGGTCAGTGTGAGCATCATTTGTTTGGATATACTTAAGAACACCAGCAGTTGTAGAACCACTATCTAATGTCCATGATACAACTGTACCATATGCTGTACCACCAGTCACAGTTTGAGTAATCTTCTCGTCAACTGTATAATCTGCAGAAGCACCTGTTATCTTGACTGCTTTCAATCCAGATAATGTGTCAGCAGTAGAGAATGTTGTAGTACCCCAGTTGAATGGATCAGCAATAATACCAATTCTACGGAAGTCGTTGTCTACAGGGAAGTCTCCAGAACCCTCTGAATATGTAAGACGAATGTTAGTCATAACACGCTTACCATTTAGTTCTGTCTCATGATCAGAACCATGTCCACCCTCTGGTGGAAGAATTATTTTAATAGATCCAACAGCAGATCCACCTGTTGCTACAGCAGATGATAATCCTGCGTTAGAGAATAGATTACCGTTTGTTAACAATACGTTAGCATAGGTATAACCTGATCCACGAGCTTGAATCTCAGCAGATGTGATTGTACCAGCACCGTTTGTAACAAATTTTACAATACCGTTTGATCCATCACCTTTAATACTTGTGTATAGAGTCTGTGATGCAGGAAGTCCACTTCCAGCGTCCTCAATAAGAGCAACATCACATGCTCCAGCAGTTGCCAATCCAGTAACAGTTGTTCTAGAAGCGTTAGCAGGAAGAACGATTGGCATAAAGTCTGATGATAAGAACTTAAGAACATCATCAGTAGGG